CCCCAAAACTGCAAAAAAGATTTGTGACCACTATGCTTTGAATCCAGAGCGCGGGGCGCATTTTCTTGGGCAACTTGTCCATGAGAGCGGTACGTTCAGATACACAGAAGAAAATCTGAACTACAGCAAGGAATCTGTACTAGCAGTGTTTGGCAAATATTTTAAGACAGAAAGTGATGCTGAAAGCTGTGCCAGAAACCCACAGGCATTAGCAGACCGTGTATACGGTGACAGAATGGGAAATGAGGGACAAGGATGGTTATACCGGGGCAGAGGTTTTCTCCAGTGCACGGGCAAAAAAAACTATTCTCAGTTTGCAGCGGACATGGATCTACCAGAAATCATGAAAGATCCTGACTTGGTTGCCACAAAATATCCTATGGAATCAGCTATTTGGTTCTTTCACAGAAATAAACTGTGGGACATCTGTGACGAAGGTGTCAATGACGACGTTATAAAGACTATCACAAAAAGAGTGAATGGTGGGTATAATGGTTTGAAGCACCGTAAGGAAGAAACGGTGAAAATTTATGGTTGGTTTATGTAATGGATGTTGTTGACTTATCGAAATATCTGTATAAAAAATTAGAAGAGCGGCAAAATGATTTGTCCGCAGCCCTTGCAAACGGTGCTGTAAAGGACTGGGAGCAATACAAGATGACGGTAGGAGAGATACGGGGACTCTCTTTTGCACGAGAAGAAATCAAGTCCCTGCTGGAGAAAAACGTAGACGATGTCGAAGACCTTATATCTTCCTGACCACGTTGCGCAGAAAATGAACAAAGAAAAAGAAGAGGCTAAGTCCTCTGATTCTTTGAATAGCGCATATGTTGACGCTAATGAACGGGTGCTAGACCCGTCCCTCTTAGACAAACCGTTACTCGAAAGACTCCCGCAACCAACTGGTTGGCGGGTTTTAGTTATGCCGTATCAGGGTAAAGCTAAAACTGCGAGTGGCTTATATATTCCTGATGAAGTGAGAGAGCGTGAATCCGTGGCTACGACTGTAGCATACGTGATGAAGGTTGGACCACTAGCTTACAAAGATCCAGATAAGTTTGGGGCTGACTGTGAGCCGTGGTGCGAGGAGGGTCAATGGGTTTGCATTGGTCGTTACTCTGGTTCTCGATTCAAGATTGACGGCGGGGAGGTTCGTATAATTAATGACGATGAGGTCATTGCTACGATCCTTGAGCCTGATGATATTAAACAAGTGTAAGAGGTAGATATGGCAGAAGAAACTGAAACTGAAGTAGCAGAAGAGATAGTAATAGAAACACCTCAAGAAGAGGAAGAAGCCCCTAAAGAAGAAAAGGTGGAGGCTTCTAAAGAAGAAAAGGTGGAGGTTCAATCTGAGGAGAAATCAGAACAACCGCCACAAGAGGATGAATTAGATTCGTACAGTAAGGGCGTACAGAATCGTATCAAAAAACTAACAGAAAAATATCGTCAAGAAGAACGGGATAAAGCAGAAGCTCTTAGGGTGTCTCAAGAACTTTTAGATGAGAACAAAAAGCTTAAAGAACGAGTTCAAGCTTTAGATACTGGGTATCTTTCTGAGTATGGCACTAGGTTGGAATCTCAAACTGACGCGGCTAAACGACTCTACAAAGAGGCGTATGAGGCCGGAGACTCTGATAAAATGTTAGAGGCTCAACAATTAATTTCTACTATTGCTGTAGAGCAACAGAGGTACAACACAGCTAAAGCTCGTGCGGAACAACAAGCTAAAGTCCCTGTTCAAGAGCCAGAAAAACAACAGCAATCCGCCGCTGCGCCACAGCCAACCCCTGATCCAAGGGCACAAGAATGGGCAGAGAAGAATACTTGGTTTGGTGATGATCGAGTCATGACTTCTGCGGCATTTGCTATTCATCAACAGCTTGTCGAAGAAGAAGGGTTTGACCCGAAGAGCGATGAGTATTATACTGAGGTTGATAGTCGTATACGGAAGGAGTTTCCACACAAATTCCAAGCGGCTAAAAAATCGGGTGGAGCACAGGTCGCCGCTGCTGGCGCTTCAGCATCCCGCAGTACAGCAAAGACAGGGCGCAGGTCGGTCAAGTTATCGCACTCACAAGTAGCGATTGCGAAAAAACTGGGCGTACCTCTTGAAGAATACGCCAAGTATGTGAAGGAGTAACAAATGGCTGACACGAGAACCCCGCGTAATAACGCAACACGAGAAAAAGAAACTCGCAGAAAACCATGGGCACCGCCCAGTCACCTTGAAGCACCGAACCCCCCAACGGGTTTTGTGCATCGATGGATACGAGTTGCTATGCGTGGTGAGGAGGACAAAATGAACGTCCATGCCAAACTACGTGAAGGATGGGAACCCGTCCGTGCCGAGGAGTATCCAGACTATGAAGCTCCTGTCATCGACGATGGCAAATATCAGGGAGTAATTGGACAAGGTGGACTGATGCTGTGTCGCATACCTGAAGAGACAGCGCATGAGAGAAACGAGTATTACGGGGGCCGAACCCGCGAACAAATGACTGCTGTGGATCAGGACTTGATGAAGGAACAACATCCTTCAATGCCGATTTCTAATAATCGGCAAAGTCGTGTAACCTTCGGAGGATCAAAAAGAGACTCCGACTAATCATAAAGGATTGCTATTATGGCAAACACTAACGGTGCATTCGGACTTCGTCCGATTGGAGTAGTCGGTCAGGGCTACAACACCACTGGTGCGACCGAATATCGTATAGCAGCCGGAAACACAAACGCGATCTATCAAGGCTCTCCTGTAATCCCGCTATCAACTGGCTTCATTGACATTGTTGGCGCGGCTGCGGGTGGTACTGTAGGTCTTGTGGGTGTTTTCGCAGGTGCTGAATACGTTTCGTCTACCACTGGTGAGAAAGTATTTTCTAATTACTGGCCTGGTTCTGGCGCGGATACTAATCATCCCGTCAAAGCCTTTGTGTATGACAACCCATTACAATCATATGTCATTTGTTCAGATGGTACACTAACAAGTGAAGCCACTGCACGAGGACATGTGTTTGCTAATGCTAACTTTGCAACAGGTGCTTCTGGTTCAACAACCACAGGTATCTCATCTGCTAAGTTGGCTGTCGGCACAATCAATACCACTGCTAATTTAAATCTGCGTATTATGGGTATCCAAGATGACCCTGAAAACTCAGACTTTACTGCGGCAGGTATTCCATTAATCGTTCGTTTAAACAACTCCTTCAATTCACCAAATGGTGCTATTGCAGGTGGTACTGTTTCAACGACTGGCGTATAAGGAGACTGACTTATGGCTATATCTCGCGCACAACTAGCGAAAGAGTTGGAACCAGGTCTCAACGCCTTGTTTGGTATGGAGTACGAAAGGTACGAAAACCAACATGCAGAGATCTATACAACAGAATCTTCTGATCGAGCATCGTTACAACCACGAAACAGTAGCGTTGGCATTCTCAATCACTGAGGAAGCTATCGAAGACAATCTCTATGATCGTCTTGGTTCACGTTATACTCGTTCGTTGGCTCGTTCAATGGCACACACTAAGCAAGTAAAAGCTGCATCTGTACTGAACACAGCGTTCACAGCGGGTGCGACTGCGGGTGGTGACGGTGTTGCACTTTGTGCGACTGATCACCCACTTACTTCAGGTGGTACATTTGCCAACGAACCTGCAACTGCTGCTGACTTAAATGAGACATCTCTTGAAGATTCTCTAATTAGTATTGCAGGATTTGTTGATGAGCGTGGTCTTAAAGTTGCTTTACGCGGCATGAAGTTAATTATCCCAAGACAACTGCAATTCGTTGCAGAGCGTCTGATGGTTTCTAACCTTCGTGTTGGTACAGCGGACAATGATGTAAATGCTCTAAGATCAATGGGTATGTTACCAAACGGTTACGCCGTTAATGACTACCTAACTGATCCTGATGCATTCTTCATCATGACAGATGCTCCTCGTGGAATGATCCACTTTGAGCGTACTCCAATGTCAACTGGCATGGAAGCAGACTTCGACACAGGAAACATGAGGTTTAAAGCTCGTGAACGTTACAGCTTTGGGTTCTCAGACCCACGTTGTATCTTTGGTTCACCTGGAGCCTAAACTGTGATATAAGGAGGTATTACCTCCATTTTGATCGGGGCAGCTTCGGTTGCCCCTTTCTTTTTCTTTAAAGATAAGTTACTCTGTTCGTATCCCTGACAGTCACATGGTGTGGCTGACTAACCCTAGACAGGAGATCGACATGGGTACGACAACTTTTTCTGGTCCTATTAAAGCAGGAACCATCAAAGAAACTACTGGCACAACAGTTGGCACAAACGTAAAAAACACAGGCCAAGTTGTGATGGCACAAACTCATCTAATTGATGTTTCTGGTGGAGCGATTGCTCAATCTGATACGAATGTTGTGCTTCCGGCAAAATCTCAAATTATTGATTGTGTTCTCGATGTTGTTTCAGCAATCGGAAACGCAGCCGCAGTTCTAAGTTTGGGAACTTCTGGCGGTAACGACAACACTATCCTCAATGGCTTTACATGTGCCACTGGTGGTGGAGCGATTGGTAGAAAATATCCTACGACGGAAGCAGGAGCGACTTTAGGATGGTCTGACATAGGCGACGTTGACCTTCGTGTAACTGTTAAAACAACAGGTGCTTCAAACGCAGGATCAATTCGTTTCACTATTTTGTATCAACAAGCTAGTGATCTAAGCTAATAGGAGGGCACAATGGCTGCTTCTATTTTTGCAAAGACAGCTACGGCGACTGGCACACTACAGGGTGGTCGAACTAGACTAAAATCATTTTATATAAAAACTGCGGGTAGCGGTTCTCCTGCGGTTGTGTTTAAAAATGGTAGTGGTGGCGCAACGCAATTATCTATGGTCTTTCATCAAAGTGATGATAACCAGATTACCATTCCAGATCATGGTATGATCTTTAGTGATGAGTGTCATGTGACGCTTACCAATATTGATTCAATCACTGGATTCTTTGGTTAGAGCAACGGCGGTGTAACAGCCGCCGTTTTTTCTGAGGGTAAAATGGCTAAGATCGATAAGTCTAAGATGAAGTGCAACAAACCTAAACGTCAAGTTTCGGGCGGTAAAAAGTTTGTTGTAAAGGCATGTGACAAGGGTAAAGAAAAGATAGTTAGATTCGGGGACGCTAATATGAAGATCCGAAAGTCTAATCCAAAAGCCAGAAAATCATTTCGTGCAAGGCATAATTGTGATACTGCAAAAGATAAGACAACTGCAAGATACTGGTCTTGTTATCAATGGCGTGCTGGTGCAAAAGTAGATAATTAATTATATCATGCCGTATGAAAAATCCAATACAGGTTCATAAACATCTAATCATACGTGCCGAGGCAAATAGAGTTCCGACAGACGAAGAACAATTACAGAATTGGATGAGAGAATTTATCGACTCGATTGATATGAAAATATTAATGGGTCCATATGTCAAGTATTGTACAATGGAAGGCAATC